AAGAACAGAAGAAGATAAACGTGGTTTCTTAGAAATGGCAGAAATATGGTGGTGGGAATCTAATCGTTTAATACCCATTAATATATTTTTAAAAAACAGTTGGAACCCTTTTCGTTATAGTACAGTTACACTAACAACTAAAGATATAAAAGATCAACAGGGTCACATTGTAAGTATTGCAAAACTTGCAGAACGCAGAACCAAACGTCGTGTAGTTCAGCTAGTCAAGCGTCTCGGTTAACAAGTTCATATGCACCATTACTAATTGCGCATAAGAATATGCATGCGCACGTTTAAAATAGTAACCATCATCTGACTTAAGCCAAATTTGTTCGGCTATTTCTCGCCATCGTTTTCCGATAAGATATCGTTTTGATGGACGTATAATAGCCAAAACCATAGCAAGCTTATCCATGGTATCAGGAAAGTGTTGCTGTATAATATCATAATGATTTGATAAGTGAATAAGTTTGGCAACGAAATCACGCTCCTTTAATAGTTCCCACTGAGGTTCACGGTTACAGAGTTCGTCAAGATGCTCGTTACTGCGAACTGAATTATAAACATGAACATTCAATAGGTCTAGCTTCATATAACCAACTTCTTCGGCTTCGCTATAATCAATATTGCTAAGTCCTGTAATTGGATTGTACGGAATAGGATTGACATAGACTCCAGTGTTATGCTTGATAACCGTACCGTCACGGCGTATAGACGCAGGTATATGCTTGATTAGTTTCAAGATATCCTCACGGTTTCCAAAGTCTATGTCAATGTCCATATTGTTAATATATCAGATAGTGCAATTTTATGCAATAAATAATTCTATGCTAGACATTATTAACCATCATCAAATTTTATATCAAGAAAAAACTTTACAAGGAAAATTTTGTGGATATCCATGGGAAAGAATAGCAATTACTGATACAGGCGATGTTTATTCTTGTCCATGTGTTGATTGGACTGGATTAGTAGTTGGTAATGTTCTAAAAACACCACTTGAAGAAATCTATAACAATAGTGAAAATCTGCAAAAATTGCGCAATAGTGTGTTAGATGGAAAATTTGGATGGTGCAAAGTTGGTCAATGTGATAAGATTAATAATTTACCTAACAAAAATAAACTAAATTCTTATAAAGTAAATAACAAAAATTTTTGGTTACCAACCTATATTAATTTAGGAATTGAATACAATTGTAACCTAAAATGCGGAAGTTGCAGAAGTGAATTGCATTACAAGAATGAAGAAAATTTGCAAGTTACTCAAATATTATCAAGTTTAGTAAATTCATACAAAGATTACAAGAACATCACTGAAATTTCATGCGATGGATACGGCGATATTTTTGTAAGTAAAAGTTACATGAATCTTATCTTCAGTGATAAAGTTCCAGATTGTTGGAGATTTATGATACAAACAAATGGCAATTTATTAAGCAAACGCAAAAGTCAAATATTACAAATTAAAGATAGAATTAATTTAATTAATATTAGTATTGATGCTTCTACTCCTGAAACCTACAAAATTGTGCGAGGTGGAAATTGGGGGATAGTGATGGATGGCATTGAAATGATCCATGAACTAGGAATTAAAGGCATGATACAGTTAGTGTTACAAAGAGAAAACTATAAAGATTTGTTAGGTTTTAAAGAACTTGCTAATAAGTTTGATTTTTGGTATCAAGTACAGTTTATGGATAGACGACAACATATGACTGAAAAATATTGGAATCATAATCGAATTGATAATAATCCTGATGTTGATTATGCGCAATTAAAAGAGTACTTAAACATTTTAAAACAAGATAAAGATTGCAACTTTGATGGCGGAGTGCAAGAACTTTATAAATCCCTATGACCATCTCATCAAAAAAAGTGTGCGTTCTTCATCATTAACAAAACCTAATATCATACCTTTTTGTGACCATGCAGTAAGTGAAGAATCGCACCATGCTTTAATATCCCCTTCATTTGCCACCCACCATGATACGTTACTAATAACAAGTATACTTTTGTTTTGTATTAAATCTATGATATAGATATCATCCGATAGTTCACGAACTTCACTAAGCGATAGACCATTACCTAATATAAAACGTTGTGACATTAGAAACCAGCTTGTGATAATATATGCTTTGTCATTTCAGTATCAGCAGGATAATCTTTTAACTTTCGTTGCCAAAACTCAGGATCAATCCAAGGCATAAGCAGTGTTAATTGTTCTTCACTAAGTGATTCAAGTTTAGTAATACCATTGTCGCAGCAATATATTGCCCAACAACTAATTCGACCATTAAGAACATGTTGCACAAAACGATTAGAACTTACTTCAATAAAATATGTTGCAATATCTTTGCTACTTTCTTCGCTCCATTCTTGCATAGTAAGAATACTGCGTTCTAGTGCATCGCTTGAACTTTCACTGCGCAAAATACCATAAAGATATTCTTCATAAACTTTATCTTTGCACCAGTTATCAATCTTGATTTGATTTTTCAGTACATAATCCATAAATTGTTTAACATTGACTGCACTAATTGCAACACAATGTCGCCCAAATTTTACAAATGAATTGTAAAAGTTATTGTTGCAAAAATCTTCATATGTCTTTAACTTTGCCGATCCTTGCGTAAGTTCATGAAAACGCAACCATGTTTGAAATCCAATAATGACACCTTTTTCACCACGTTGTTGATCTCGACGTTTAGGTTCACACTGATGAACTTGTAAGGTGCTTTCACGAACAAAACCCTGATTACAGTACTTGCATACATGTGTGCCAGGTTTCATGTCACGTCTAGCTTCTTTTGCAATTTGTTGTAGTTCATTCATTTTTTTATTGTATCATAAAAGTTTTAATTCGGCAATATCAATTGCTGTAGTTGTCAAGAACTTTTTGTAAATTATAAACTGATATTTTATAATTATTTTTTTCCCAAAATTGTAATATTTTTTGATTGTTTACAAATCTATGCATATTATCTAATTTAAATTTACGGCAATCATCTAGTGTCCATTGGCATATTTTTTCTAATTGATCAACACACATTTTAATTCTTGTTAAAGGATCGGGTTCATCGTCATAGCTATGATCAATTATATCATCAAATAAATCAAATCCAAATTCACGCAAGTAACTTACATTTTGGTAAAATGAAACAAATATTGGAACTTGTCCATATGCAAATGGTTTAATTGATTTTTCGGTAACAAATGGTAGAAAACCTTCAAATCCTGGCAATTTTAATTGTGGATCAAAAATTGGTTCAACGCTTGTTTCCATAACAAAATTAATAAATGCAGTTGTTATTTTTTCATCAGTAGTATTCATCATTTTTGTAGAATCATTACTAAAATTATCTATTTTTCCATCTATATACATAGGAAAAAGATTATCATATTTTTTATGATGCGTTAAACGAAAATATTCTCTAAACTTTATTGGCAGAGAATGAAAAATTACTTCATCTATCGGATTCTTTCTAGTTGAATTGTATTGCCCACTTCCTAAACTCATATTGCCATAAGATTTTAAGTTTCGATTAAGTATTTCTAGTGTTGCAACAATTCTATGTTCTCTAGCTATTCTTGCTAAACTTACAAAATGATAATTTGGTAGTAGACCGCAATCATTCTTAACAATATCTCTATATGCAAAAGCAATATCAGTTGTAAAACAATATTTCATATTAATATCGTTTTGTATGGGTGCTGCACTTAATAATAAAAAATCTTTAACTTGGGTATTTGTTTGTTGTGCTATATAATCTAATTTTTCTTGGAAAACATTATAATTTAAACTTGCTCCGACTCCATCAATCAAAAAAATAAATGTTTTTCCATTTTGCAATGCTACAGATTTATATTCGTTAATTTCATTAATAATCCAAGAAAGTTCTGAATAATCAACATTTAATATGTCAAACTCATAGACACTATAGATAAATTTATTTTCTAAATTATTACAATGTTTTAAAAACCATTCACAACTTTGTCGATTATCAAGTAGATTTGTATCTTTTGATCTTATTAAATAATGTAGACCTATATCATCATAGTTCAATTTAATATCTGCATTTGCTAATCGAAAAAATAAAGGATTAGTATCTTTTGAAAATTCAATTGACATTCCATCCATAAAGGTCAAAAATGTTTCTGGCTGAACATTATTATCAACTGATATAATATTATTTTTTACTGATATGTAATTTTTTAGTAGTGTTTGTTTTATATCTTCTGTTGAAACTAAATTTACAGGTGTATCTGCTGTGTTATCTGCATTTTTTTCAAACTTATCATCTAAAATAGGTAAAGATTCAGATTGTAAGGGTTGAGTAACTTCTTCAGTGCTTGAGTATATTGGGCTATCCGAAATATTAATTGAATTCTTTGCCGTATAATACTGATTTAAATCAAAACCTAGTTCTAAAATCTTATTAATATGACTCATTGAAATACTCATTAAACTTTATGTTAGAGTATTTACTTTATTATTTGCTAATTTCGTGCAATACTTTAGTTTGTTGAAGAGCATCCATAACGCTTTGGTTTTTGTTTTGAAATACTGGTTTCCATTCTTGCCACCATGTAACTAGTTCAATCATGTCAGGTGTAAAGTTCAAATATAACGCTTGACCGCCGTGTGTATCACTTGCTTGTATAGATGCTACTCTATAATCATTAGTTGTTGCGCTTTTTATGGTCATTTTAGTGCCTCTTTAATTTCTTTATCATTCCAACCTAGTTCTACTAGCATTGCCTTGAACTCAGGATCAGGAATGTTTGCTGCCATCAATTCACAATCATCAAGTTTATATTCTGGATGCAGTTTTGCGATAATATCCGCTCGTTTGTTCTTTGACTTACGTGCACTAAATGCCATCCATTCATGACGATGCTTGCCCATGTTGGGGCTTACTGTGGTCAGTAAGAGCCACTGTAGTTTAGGATGCTTACCAAGATCAAAGAAACGTTTATTAACACGCTCATTCATTGCTTGCAGATAATATTGCTGCAACATAGGCTCACCACCTACCGCACTACCCCAGCGCAACATAAGATAGGTAGAAAATTTCTTGCGTTCTTCATCTGTTAACTCATCATAGAAAGCACGGTTTTTGGTATCTAACTGTGCCATTTCATAACCAATGTCAAGTTTGTTCAAAAGTTATTTTCTCCCCAAGTAGAAGTTTCATTTTCTTCTGGTTTGCTAATATGATACATTATTCGCAACTGATCAGCAAGTTCTTTTAGTGTAGGATTGTGTTCGGTAGCACGAAGAATCTTTAACCATTCTTCGTGTTCTTTCATATAATTTCTATCATATTCATATGTACTAATGCCGTTGCCTTGTGTCTTTAAGTTGCCCATAAACTACCCTATCATACAATGGTATTACTGTCAATAAACACGATACCCATATTTTTTAAGGTCAATATCATAGCCAAAAAGATTTACTATATCAGGTAACCATGTTTTTTCTAACAATTCTTCGTACAAAACAGAATCAAAATTTTGTTTTATTTCATACAATGCATCATATTTTTTATTAAGATAAATGTCTTCATAGTTAATATTTTTATAGAGCGTTGGATAATCAGTTTTTAATTCATAATAACTGTCAAATTCGTTTTCAATATTGTTTAACAACGAAAGCAATAATTCGTGTCTATTTTCATCGGTAATTTCGATTTGATTTTTAATTAATGTATAATCAATATAATATGAATTATCTTTAAAAGATTTATTAATTTTTTTTAAAAGAAGGGAATTTAATTTTCCAATGGAATTTTTTGAGTTTTTTATTAAAGATTCAATCGCTGCTGTTTTATAAAATTTTTCTTCTAGATTAATTTTAAGTATTTTAACGTTATATTTTAATAATAAGTCACAATGCAATTTTTGTAAATTGTGACCAGCAATAATTGAAATATCTTGTTGTAAAGTTTTTTCAATTCTACTTGTTGGAACTTGTTCAATATCTATTTTTAAACTTAAATTTGGAGTTTTGGATTTTCTATAATCATTATCATATATTATTTTGTTATAATTTATAAAATTACATAAAAAATCACCTTTACAACCACCACGATAATCTAAAAGATATTTTGTCATACTATGTTTTGTATATCAATAGTTTCGCTTGCACGCGAAATTTCTTTTACAAAATATGCACATACTGGTTTTGGTCCATCGCTCAATGGGATACAAAGTAGCTGACCATTTTTTAGTTTAGGAAAGTACCAGCGCACATCTTGATACACATCTTCAATTTCTATGTTCATAAATGCAGCACGAAATGAACTAAGCGGATTAAATGTAAATGCTTGAAAACCACGATCATTAAGTTTTGTCAATGGTAATGCTTCTAAATCACCAATCTCTGCTTCGCCAATAAGAATGCGCCAATTATAAGGCATCATTATACGGTGTTCGCCTATCTTTAAAACAAGTGCAGGATCATTAAAACTTTCTAAAAATACAAGTGGGAGAAAATAGTAATCTGCTTCTGGTGGATTACTATTATCTAGTACGCAGAAACGCAAGTCGTCAACTTGTTCTGGTAAATTATTCATTTCAAATACGGTATTGTCTACTGTTAATATACGCACTGTTATTCCTTTATTTGTATATGCTTTTTTCTTGTGTGAAAGGGTAATTAGCCTCACGATAAAATTGTTTACGTTTAGTTAGATGGCGTTTAGCAAATTTACAATCTGCGGTCAAGTCCCAGATTTGAACAAAGTCTTTGTCTTCTGCTTTACGAATGCCACGACCGATAGACTGAATGACACGAACGAATGACTTGCCAGGTTCAATAAGAACAAGATTAAAAATACGAGGAACATTAATGCCAACTGCAGCCACACCATAAGTTGCGATAATGATTTTATCACTGACGTTAGCCACTTCATCATAGTGTTCTTTACGTTTTGCATTCTTCATGTCTCCTTGAACAAACACACTATTAGGCAGACGTGCAACCAATTCATCGCCACATTCACGACGATCAACTAGTACAAGTGTGTTTCCTGTTTTAATTACTTCACCAAGAAGACTTGCCATATGGTCAAGGCGATCTTTGTTGGTGGTTAGGTATTTTAATTCTTCTTGATAGTTTCTAAAATCACTGTGTTCAACTGTTTGAACAATGTTAACATGACAATTAGATAATACGCCACGTTCTTGTAATTCACTTGCAGTAAGTTGACTTGTAACCTGTCCAATAGATACTAGCAGCGCAACCTGTTCAAACTTCTCTTTTGGAATAGTTCCTGTTAATCCCCACCGAATTGGAATATCAGCAAATTCAGTAGTCAACAATGTTTTGAGAACTTCTGCCTTTGCCTGATGAACTTCGTCAACAATAATTGCTGCAACATTGAGCATCGCAGTCCACTCATTACCAACACCTTTACTACTCTTATAAAGGCTGTTTAAGCTTTGCCAAGTGCAGATAGTATGAGTGCGACCTAATTCCTTGCGTTCGCCAAAATAAACACCAACATCTAGCCCAAGATTACGATAATCTGCTTCTGTTTGTATAACCAAACTTTTGCTAGGAACAATAATAATAGTGCGACCATATGGTTCAATTAAATGACTAAGTGCTGCTGTCATAATTGTCTTGCCAGCACCTGTTGCAATTTCTTGGACACACTGAGTATCACACAAAAATTTATTGATAATATCAATTTGATAATCACGTAAAATAATTGGTTGACCAGCATTTGGGTGACCTGCTGGCCATGTTTTGTTAGCAAATGTTTTGCTATCTACTTCGTTAAATTGAAATGATTGGCGAGATTGACGATTATCTTCTATTTCAAATTCCCAATTGCGTTCACTAAGATACTCAATAATTTCTGGAAGTAAATTAATATAGGTGCTGCCACCTAATTGAAAATATGGTATCTTACCATCCCAACGACCTAGTTTTACGCTTGGTAAATGACGAGCGTAAGGAACTTCATACTTAAACTTTGCTACCAATCGGCGGCGAGTATCAGCATCAAGCCCTTCAATTTTACAATTTACTTCATCACGAATTATAATTTTACAAAACATCTAGGTTTAATATACAGTGTAATTTTATACAATGCAATAAAAAAACAGGGCATATGCCCTGTTTGAAAAAATTACTTTTTCTTTTCTAAGATTCGTTGAATAGTAACGTTCCCACCCATTCCATATTGCAACATAACTAAACGTTTTGCACTAACTTGATCATTAGCATTGACTGTAACAGTGAACTGGGTGGTAGGTTGTCCCTGTTTAGACACAATGCCTTTAATATCATATTGCTTCATGCACCGTTCCTCATTATGGTTACTTCTGCAACACGCTGCCAACGATTTGGCTGCGACTTACGAAGGTCAGCTAACTTAAGAGCCGTGCGTAGTGACATTTCACGGAACCGTTTAGAGTTGTCCTTCATAAACTGCAGAATTTCTTTTTCCTGTTCTTTGGTCATATCATAACCACTAAACAGTGCACCGCTTTCTGCAATCTGCCGAATACGAAGATATTTATCGTGTTCAGTATCCATCGTCAAATCAATATAGTGACAACGAGACTGCAACGCACCAAGATGGTCTTGCAGCTTCTTAGAACGAATATTCTCAAACTTTAAGTTGGTGATAAAGATCACACCGCCCTTAAAGTCAAATTTGTTAGGGATGCCTTGCTTGTGTAACAAGTTGCTATCGGCGTTCCAATGAATGGTGCGTTTCTTACCACTATCAAGTGCGGCTTTGAGAATGTTGAGCGACAATTCGTCCATTAGAACGCTGTCACAGTCATCAAACACCAACACGCAACCACTGTCGCTAAACTCATAAAGTTTAGCATATAAACCAAGTGCAGTCATAGCACCCTTTACAACTTGATACCGAACTTTGCCAGCAACTTCATCATAAAGTGAATGTTCATCCAACTTCTTGTGGACACCATAGGATTTACCAACGCCTGGTGGACCTACCACAATCATGGCACGAACATCACCTTCCTTTACGGCAGTAGTCATATCTTCTAAGATTTCAAACCGCTCAGCAATACGAGCCATAACTTCTGCATCATTCGGACGAGCCATGAGACACCCCTTGGTTGGTTAAAAGCCTATATATGTACATTACCACATATATTGGGGATGTCAAGCAAAAAAGTTAGGAAAAAGAAAAAAATTACGATTTTTTCTCGTAATTTTCTCTAGGAAAACGCTCACGGTAGTGGCGTTCACCTGGTTCCAAACTGCGAGCCAATTCTACATAATCTGGACCCTTGCTATGCAACCATGCCTCGTGGTCAAACCGCCAATGTGGAATAGTAGGATGGGGTTTAAACTGTGTATAACCTCGATTTAACTTATCTTCTGGATGATGCAACGGATCAAGGGTAGCAATATAACTTAGCTTTGCCCACCAAAAATTGCCAGCAAAATGTGCCCACGGTTCTGTACCATAGTTTGTACCGACAGCTTGTGCGCCTTCGTCTAGGGCTTGTACATTATCCTGCCACTTTTCAATTGTGAAATAATTCATAAAATCACGCCAATCACCAACATTAGGATCACCCCAACGCAGCAAGCCTTTCAGATGGATATAACAGACATAACATTCACTATCTGCATGTTTAGCAACAGTATGCAAGAAATTTAGGGTTGGATATTCATGCAATGCTGCATCTTTATTAACATTTACTAGTTTGATTTTTCCTGACGTGTCATTAATATTTCTAGATGCAAGCCATGCTTCAAATGTCCAAGGTTGACCATTCATGCAAATATTAATTTCACTGGCAGCATCCCATAATCCAGATTTTTCAATTAAGTCCCACTGTTGGTTCATTACATTGTCCCAACCAGCTAGCTCATTTACATGCCAAAAAATTTTGATATCAGTCATAGTATCCCTTGTTGATGTTGGTGGACCGCCAGGGAATCAAACCCTGACCTTCGCCGTGCAAAGGCGACGTGCTCTCATTATCACTAGCAGCCCATCTTTCTATTATATATGATTTTATGTAAGGGTCAATATCTTTTTTATAAGACGAATGATGATACATTTTGTGGTGATTTGGACATAGACATACAAGATTTTTAGGATCATTGTTTTTATGATTTTCATCTATATGGTGAATATCCACAATCTTGTCAAAACCACACACAATACATTGGTGTGCGTGATGACGAAGTGCTACAGTTCTATACTTTGCAACTTCATCACCGTGATATTTTTCTGCTTTTGTTTTACCACCAACAGAGTTAGAACAAGACCTACTGCAATAATATTTTTCTTTTAATGGAAATTGTTTTTCTCTCTCATTTACAAAAAATTCATTACCACAACAATCACACACCACTTCAAAATTTTTATAATTTCCTAATTCATTATTAAATCGTAATTCTTGCGCCTGCTTAAGATTTGAATATGTTTCTAATCTTGTTGGATTATTTTTGCAATGTCTGCTATGGTTTGCTTTTTCCGTAGTCCTAATATATTCAAAATCATTATTACAATGTTTACACTTCCACATGGAGAACTCCTATATTGCATTTATTTATGCAAATTGTTTAATCTCCATAAATTATTGTCAATAAAAAACCCCCACTGTGTGAGGGTTTTTAACCGCATAACTCCTGAAAGTTATGGACTACTACTACGAATAGTAGCAGGGGGTAAGCTAGTTAAGGGATACTAAACTCTGCATCTAGTCCCATAACTATTTAGTAGTGTACTTTCATGCCATTAAAATTATGGTTTTTTGGGTGACCATATCCACGATCCCAAAGATAGTGGCGATATTCAATTTCACGAAGGTCGCTTGCGCCTTCCATGAACTTTTCAAATCTGCGTTGCATTAATTCGTCATGTGATGGAAAGAGGTTCTTTAAAATTTGTTTAATCTTTTTCATTGTTATCTCCTTGCATTGCAATAATACTTATTATAATATATGTTGCAGCGCAACAAAAAACAAGGGATTTTTAGGAAACTCTGGTATGCATTAAATTCATAGCGAAAGTATAGATTGAGAACGGTCAATCCACTCAAGCATCAAATCACTTTCGCTAAAATTATCTATACCATCTAATCTAGCATCAAGGCAATAGGGAAGTCTGCCTGTTTCTTTTAACTCATAGAGACTGCTATATAAACGTGGTTCATCACTTGACTTATATACTGCAGCACGCAACCAACCACTTTCTTTGTCTAATTGAAAATTTGCACTACGGCAATCAAATCCTGCACTTGCTAGCTGAACAATTAAACTGCTCATTGTATAAACATGATACATACCACTTACCATGTTAACATTTACCGTATTATGTTCTATGTGACTGTTTATTGAAAGCTTATATGGCATTTCAACAATTAATAAACCATCTTGTCTCAATAATTTGTGCCAATGAAAAAGAGTTCCAATAGGATTTAACGCATAGTGTAGCGCATCATGGCACCAAATAATATCTTGTTGTGGCAATTGAACCGTTGAAAAATCTTCAAAAATCCAATGCATTCCACTATTAGCAGTTTTTAACCCAAAAGGCGGTGCTATTTCAACAGCAGTAACATTAAAATTATATTTGCGACCATCGCTATTTTCAAGTGTTGCCCACCAAACCGCATCATATCCCATACCAGCACCCATAACAGCTATATTGTTAATTCCTGAAAGGTAATCATCTAGCTGTGCAAGGTAGTTTAAAGTTTTAAGACTATGTTGATGGCTTTCTTCTGGTGTCATTGGTTTTTCCATTAAATATTGCTATACATTATATATTAGGATATTATAGTCAAATGAAATTATTAATCACAGGCGGTAACGGTTATATCGGCAAATATCTTGTTAAGTATTATACAGAATATGGACATCATGTGCTATCACCGAGTAGCAGTGAACTTGATTTAACGGATTTAACAGCTACTACAAATTATATGACATCCAATCCTGTTGACACCGTAATCAACTGTGCATTTTATGGTCGTGAAATGATCCATAACCCAGATGATACTTTCTTAAGAAAAAATTTACACATGTTTAATAATTTACTTAACCAACGCACATACAAAAAGTTTATTCATTTAGGCAGTGGTTATGAATATGATAGCGAACGCAATATAGATTTTGCAGATGAAGATGATATAATTTATGTGCAGCCTAAATTACCATATTCTGCAATTAAACATTCGCAAGCCATAGATTTACTTGAACGAGATAATTGCTATAATATACGACTATTTGGATTGGCACACTATAGTGAACCGCCTAACAGATTCTTTCAACGGCTATTAAATGATGATAAAGTAATAATCAGTGAAGATCGTAAGCATGATTTTTTTAATTTAGAAGATGTACCAACTGTCATTGATCTGGTTTTGAATAATCAAATGCGCCACAAAGCAATCAACTGTGTATATGAAAACAAGTATACATTAAGTCAACAAGCAAAAATATTTTGTGATATTAAAGGTTTAGACTATAATAAAGTTGTTGTAGAAGGTTCAAGTAGCAGAGGTTATACTGGCAGTAATTTACGAATTAAAGAGTATAACTTACCGCTACTTGGTTTAGAGTTAGCAATGCTAGGGTATTAATTTACGTAGCATTGCAGAATAATCAGCAAGAACGCTCTCAGCACTATAATCACGATATAGTTTTTCAAGCGGAGCCGTGCCCTGTGCAATGATTTCACGGATGCTCTTATCTTCAATGAAGATACTTGGTTTAACATTCCAGAAATTACGGAACTGATGGCTCTTAGTCATGGCAATAGGACGGCGAGCAGCAAGAGCATAGTCAGGTGAACTTGCAATGCCAGCACCATCAAGATAATCATAGAAGTAGCAGTTAATGGTATTGTGCGCTAACCAATCAACAACTTCATCTGTTTCCATAAGTTCATGACTAAATTGCAACTCAATACCAGGTTTAGTAATGATACTCTTTACTTCCTGAACACGAGCATTGGCGTTGCTACCAGCATATCCGTGAATAAGGTCTTCATAATACCCAAATGGAATATGCAGACGCAAGATAGCCTCATCAAATTCTTCTTGAACCTTGTGAGCAAGACGAGCAATGCCTTTATGCGGCGGTCCAAAACCTTGAAAGCCAATGATAGGCTTATCACCATCCTCATAAACATGAGTTGTGGTAGGCGGTAACAAACGATTGGTAATGAATACATGGTCATTTCCTATTACACTTGGATCGTCTGCAAGAATATACTGCCAACCATAATGATTGTGTGGATTATAACTATCAGCAAGTGATTGATACATATCATGCATAATACGAACTTGCGGTACTGTAATTTCGCTGCGTGGATGTGGTTGGTTCATCCAAGGCGTAGTACCTGGTGCATAGTTATAAATGATTGCGCTTGGTTGCCACGAATTATAAGCAGCCATTACATCGCTCCAACCATCGGTATATAGTACCTGAAACTCATACTCTTGGTGAGTAATGAGCGTGTTTCCAATAAGGTTACCGATTAGTCCAATACCACACGCAGCCTTGTCGCCAAGGGTTTGTGTTACAAATAATACTCTAGGTTTCATTTTGATGCCTTTACTTGTTCTTCAATCCAACGGTATGTCTTGGTTAATCCAGCATATAAATCTTGAGTAGGCACCCAGTTTAGTTTTTCCCTAATAAGTTCATTATTGCTGTTGCGACCACGAACACCTTGCGGTCCATCTATATGCTTAATAGTAATTGTCTTGTCTGCAATTGCCGAAACCGTAAGCACAAGGTCGTTGATTGAAATAAGATAATCGCTGCCGATATTAACTGGACCACTAAAATCACTATCCATAAGACGCATTACGCCTTCTACGCAATCATCAATATGAAGGAATGAACGAGTCTGCAATCCATCACCCCATACTTCAATCTCACCGCCTTCGCTAGATTCTGCGATTTTGCGGCAAATTGCTGCTGGCGCTTTTTCTTTACCGCCACTCCATGTACCATGTTCGCCAAAGATGTTGTGGAAACGTGCAATACGATTACGCATACCATGTTGGCGATTATAGGCTAGATATAATCGTTCAGAAAATAATTTTTCCCAACCATATTCACTATCTGGAAAAGCTGGATAAACAGTCTCTTCACGACAATCAGGATTTTGTGTATCCATTTGATTATGTTCATTATAAACACAAGCACTACTACTAAAAAATACTTGATCAATGCCTTGGCGATATGCTGTGTCTAATACATTAAGATTAATCTTGGCACTGTTGTTCATAACATCAGCATCGTGTACGCCAGTATTAATATAACCAGCACCGCCCATGTCTGCAGCAAGTTGAAATACACGATCAACTTTTTGATTTATAATAAAGTCAACTACTTGTGGATTGCGGCAATCACCAATGAAGAACTCATCACACGCACTAGATTCAAATTCAGGTTGTTTTAAATCAACACCACGAACCCAATAACCATCTGTTTTTAATCTTTTAGCAATATGACTGCCAATAAATCCACCAGCACCAATAACGATTGCAGTTTTACTCATAATATCTATCCAATACTGTTTCAAAATCTCGTATATAATTTTCGTTGCTATATAATTCACGAAACTCGTTCGTAGGTTCTAGTCCACGAGCAATTGTTTCACGAATACTATTGTTTTCTGCTAACAATTCTTGCTTCCAATTCATATGACGATACATGTTACTATCACTTAGTAACATAGGTTTCATGGCAGTTAGTCCACTGTCTACACAACTGCTGATACCACGACCAGGTTGAGTAGCATATAAGAACATATTAAGATCGTTATTATTCAAAAACTTTGCCAAACTATAACGGTCTGGTATAAAATCATGAGTAATATTAACCTTTACATTAGGCTTAGCAATAGCACGGCAATGATCGGCAATGCTGTGAGCAAGACCACCTGTCATATCAACATAAGCGCCATATGAGATGTTAATGTTTACTTCAACAGGTTCATCTAACTGCGCATTGACTAGTTCAACAATGCGTGGAAAATTTTTAGTTTGCTGACCAAATCCAAACGAACCAATCTTGAGAACTTCGCTAGGTGGCGAGTACTTAATATCATCATAGAATATAAGTGGACGACCTACTGGACTATGCGTCTCGGTTGGTGAAAATGTAGGATCACACACAAAATGATGATCAACATGCGGAAAAAAATTATAATTATCGTGTCCAGTAATAACAAACTGCGGAATACCAGTTCTGTTCAGAACATATTCGCTTAACCATGGCATAGTAGATGGATGATGATTCCATATAATACCATCAACAATAGCATCATCAAAATAATTAAAAAATCCATTCTGATGATCTACTTCAACAAGTTCAAATTTATACTTCTTACTTTGTTGCAGAATCTTAAAAGAAAACAAACCATAGGTATGAATCCCACAGTTTGTTTCACTATTCATTACAATTGCGATTTTACGCATTTTTATAGCCGCTGCTCTGCTTGTTATTATAGATATCGTTGATAGCAGTTTCAATAATTTTTACTGCTGGACTTGCGTAAGTTGTTGTGCTGCTACGAAAATCAGCTTTAATATCTAATCCATATGGCAGCGTATCTTCTGGCTTATGACTAAAGTTTACAAATACTTTATTCATATCTAAAAGATTTTGCTTAGTATTAGCATAAGTGAATGGACCACTATTCTTGCCAACAATCAAGTTAACTTTAGTTGACAAATAAGATATATCACATAAATCACATTCATTATTGAAAATGTCGTTAGTGAATACTATATTGTCAAGTTTAGTTTCGAACTTTTCAGTTGCAACAAAAGTATCACTACTGTGATTTGCAGCAACATGTTCAATAATCTTTTGCATGTTGTCCATGCTGCTTTGTTTGCTGGCAACCGCACTGTTGCAGAAAAGATATACATTGCCGTTAAACCCTGCGTAGTTGTCTACTGCAGCAGTATTGTAAACACTATAATCGATCTGCGGAACATAATCCCACACATCTTCGCTTAGTTTAAGGTCAATGCCAAATTGCCGACGAATGTTATTGTAGCACTCACCAATAATACGGTGATGGCTAACATAGGAAGGATGAGTGTTAGCCCATAGTCCCATATAACTTCCTACCCAAGTATTGATAAGAATAGTATCGTCATCTTGGCCAAACCGTTGCCATTGATCAATTCCATCAAGAACCATGCGGTTGTTTTCTTCATCAAGTGTCTCTACAAGGTCAATAATTGAACGTGGATTTTTCTTATGTGCATAATAAAAGTTCATATCAGGCAATTGTCGCTTGATATCGGCAACCCATCCTCTTGTGGAGAATAGGTCGCCATAATGCCAATGGTTAAAGAATACTATGTTTTCCATAGATTATCCAATAACTTGGAAAGTTGGGCAAGGAACTACTAACTTACCGCCCTTTGCGATAAAGTCACCTTCACGCTTGACGAATTCATCCAAAAAATGCCAAGGAAGAACAAGTAGATAATCAGGGTTTGCTGCTCGCATCTCTGCCTCACTTACGATTGGAATGTTAGTTCCAACAGTCTGCAAACCAAACTTATAAGGTGAACGTTCAGCAATAGCAGTCATAAGGTCTGGCGTGATGCCAAACAACTGTAGTAGAGTATTGCCCTTAGTTGATGCACCATAGCCATATACCTTCTTACCTTCTGCTTTTGCTTGTGTAAGGAATTGAATAACTTGGTCACGCAATGACCAGATATTGTCGCCAAATGCCTTCCAAAGAGTTTCATCAGTAATATCCCAATTCTGTTCTTCATAAGCAAGAGTAGAATTGATACGAAACTCACAAACATCTCGAATTTGCTGAGTTGCAAAAGTCTTGATATCGCTGCTAGCCTTCTGGAAAGTAACACGGAATGAACCGCCATTAGTGTCATTCAGTGAGCAATCACGTAGTACAAAACCTTCATCTTCAAACAACTTCTTAATACTACGAAGATCATAGTAATAAACGTGTTCGTGACAGATATTATCAAATGCCAACTGCTTTAACATAAGTGGAGTATAACTCATTTGAAGAACGAATACACCATCATCAGCAAGGATAGAATGAGCATCACGAATGAATGGACGAGGATCATTCAAGTCATAGAACATGGCAATGCAAGTAATAACTTTTACTTTTTCATTGCCATAGCCAAGGCTATCATATGCTTCACGACTAAAAAAGTCTTGCTTAACTTCTGCAACCTTGCTACTTTCTTCCAAATATGAGTCGTCAGCAGGATCAATACCCAACTTAATCATATTATCAGGAACTTGACGAAGCAGTGTGCCGTCATTGCAAGCGATATCTAACCAGATATCCCCATTGTTGATTTTCACACGGCTTGTAATTTCGCTTACTATTTCACCTAATTGCTTTGTCATGCTTGTGTTGATACCACTACGATACCAATACTGACCATACATTTTATCCAACGGTGCTACACCGTCAAGACGGACTGCGCCCATGGTCTCGTCAAGATAAAGATCAAGACTCCATGGTTTTGTTTCACGCATTTCTGCGCCTGGTTTCATAAAATCACTTACGTAGTGATCGCCTAATTCTAATATCTTTTTCATTGATTGTTCCTCATGTGTAACTTTTTGCTTCTACGATAGTGCTGTTGCACTTTTTATTGATAATTTGTTTAATTTGAGCACGACGGGTATTTGCAGCATAGGTTGAACTTGCAATATGAACAAAGTCGGTATCATATGGTTTTTTATCTTCGGTAGGACCATATGTTCTTGCAAGGTCTTCGTTACGCCAAATAATTTTATTGACTTCTAGCAATTCTGCAATCTCTTGCTCCAAATTGATATCCTCAAATTTTCCAGTAAGTGCGGTGAGTTCGTTTAACTCACGCCTGATATGATTTAGTTTATCAAAATCTGCAATCTCTTGCAATTTAATTTGAAGAATTGTAATCTTGTCATACAATTCTCCAACACCAATTGGAGCAAGTATCATACTCATCGTTTTGCCAACTCGTAATCAGTTGCGCACATATCATTAACAAGGTCTTGAAGTGTATAATCTGGTTTCCAACCAAGAACTTCACGAACCTTGGTAGCATCACCCTGAATGTTAACAACATCAACTGGACGATAAAACTCTGGATTAACCTGAATCATAATTTCGCCAGTTGCACTATTGCGAGCAACCTCATTAACACCCGTGCCTTCCCAAAGTAACTTAATACCAAAATATTCAGCAGTTAAGTTACAGAAATCACGAATGCTACTCTGAATACCAGTTGCAACAACATAATCATCTGGCTTATCATGCTGCAACATCATCCACATTGCGCGAACATAATCCTTGGCATGACCCCAATCACGAAGCGAGTCCATGTTACCAAGTTCCAACACCTTTTGCTTACCTAATACCATATTTGCAAATGCCTTAGTAATCTTACGAGTAACAAAAAGTTCGCCACGACGAGGACTTTCATGGTTGAATAATAGTCCATTGCAACCGAAAATCTTATAACTTTCACGATAGTTTACCGTAATCCAGTAAGCATAAAGTTTAGCAGCACTATAAGGTGAACCAGGATAAAATGGTGTATCTTCCTTTTGTGGATTAAACTTTTGGATACCAAACATTTCACTTGTTGATGCCTGATAAAATTTAGTCTTGTTTGTTAGCTTAAGACTGCGGATACTATCAAGAATACGTAGTGGTCCTAGCGCATTTGTGTCACCAGTTAATTCTGGCATATCAAATGATACCTTGACATGGCTTTGTGCAGCAAGATTATAAATCTCATCTGGCTCTACCTTGTCAATAAGATTACGAATGCTATTAGAATCACTCAAATCACCATTGTGAAATGTTACATGATCTTTAACATCTTGAATGTTTGGATGGTCAAAGTTTGCACTGCGACGGATAAGACCGTGAACTTCGTAACCTTTATCCAATAGTAGTTCTGCTAGATAACTGCCGTCTTGACCAGCAATGCCTGTAATAAGTGCTTTCTTCATATTGTCCTCGTTGATATCTTGTATATATTACTGATTATACACTTAATTAAATAATTAAGATATATTAAAATCTTCCATGCCAGCAGTTTTTAATTTGACCAGATGACCAAGCATAAAGTTCTTGCTTTCCATTGCTTTCATGATTCCTAACCATCGATTGCGCAGTAAGGCAACCTCGTTGATGATGGTTTCAAAGTCAATGACTTCCTCTTCACCATCAACATACTTTTCTGCATCACGTGCAGTCAACGCACGGGCATAGTGTTCTAGATATTTTTGAAAATGTTTGCGGCGAATCTTACGCAACTGAATGTTCAGATGATTAAGAATGGCCTCAATTTCTTGTAATTGATTAAAACGATGTTCTGTTATACCAGGCAAACCACTAAGATTTTTCTCTACATTACCGTAAATACCGATATCACGTTTTGCCGCTTCCAATTCTACCTCATAGTGTTCTATGAAGTTTGGGATATTAGATAAATCTTGGCTAACCTTGGTATACCAACCACTCATTCGTCGTCACTATCTTCGTCGGATTCTTCTAC